TTGTCTGAAAGATAATTCAGAAAGTTTTGAGAAGTATTTGTTTCTTGCCATAATTATGTGCCTTTCTTTTGCCTAAGTTGCTGTGTATTTAATTGTATTGCTTAAAGAATTAACCTATAACAAAACTGAAAGGTGAGCCACCTTCTTGATAGTTGTTGATCTCTTGGTCGAGTCTTTCCATCTCGGCATTGCCTTCATTTTTCAAAGCATCTCCATTTAGGGTTGTGCCACCCTGTGGTCCCGCTATGGTATTGAACTTGCCTCTGGCCTCGCCCAGCATCACTTTGCACACTGCCAGAGTGTAATCACGTAACCAGGGTTTTGAATAGATATCTTTGAAAAGAGTTATATCTGGTCTATAGTTGTCAGTGTGTAAAACCACTGTTTCGGAATCGGCTCTTGGTCTTTGTGTTATGGTCAATGTCTTCGTTGCTACATCATAATGATGCTGTATAAAACTTCCAAACATTTTTCCTACCAACTCCTGATAACTGGCAAAAGCGTAGTAAGTTGCTAAACCTCCTGTAGCACCCGCTCTCAAAAGGTATGTGTTTGTGTAGGCAAGATTGAATGGTTCAAACAAAGTTCCTCCTTGTCCACCTTCTGTACGTGAACCCACAGTTCTTCTTCCTACCTGTCTTACATTAATAATTTCGTCGGGTAAGATATATTTGTTTTGATTTTCTTTAAGTTCCAAAAAAGCATATGATTCTTCAACAGCATTTGAAGACCGTTGTCGATACCTGTTTATCGCCCTTTCCAACGCCGTTTGATAGTGTTTTGGGTCTAATTCTACATCCACCATACCATCTCCCAGATTGGTCTTTACATAATCAAAAATTTCTTGTTGTCCTGTTTGAAGTTCTGACATACACATATTTACCGTTGCGGCAAATACTATAAATATGTCTGTATGCCAAGATTGTCTATATACAAGCCTGAAAAAGGCAATGATTACAAATTTTTTGACCGTAACATCAGAGAAATGTTTACTGTGGGTGGCACTGACATCTATCTCCACAAATATCTAGGCCCTTATGATCAGGGATCTACAAATAAAGACGGTGACGCTTCACCTACACAACCACAGTATTCTGGAGATTCACTTAATGAGAGAACAATACAAGATTTGTTATTTTTAGAGAACAGAGACAGGAAATACTCAGACGACATTTATATAATTAGGGGAATCTACAATGTGCAAGATGCTGATTTCAATCTTTCACAATTTGGAATGTTTCTTCAAAACGACACAGTGTTCATGACTGTTCATTTGAACGATACCGTGGAAAGAATTGGAAGGAAAATAATGTCCGGAGATGTTATAGAACTACCTCACATGAAAGATGATTTTTCATTAGACGAAAATATACCAATTGCTTTGAAAAGATTTTATGTGGTAGAAGATGTGAATAGGGCGGCTGAAGGATTTTCGCAAACTTGGTGGCCTCACCTTTTGAGACTGAAACTAAAATCTTTGGTAGATTCACAAGAATTCAAAGACATATTGGACAAAGAAGTCGGAGACACAGGAAACAGTCTGTCTTCGTATATGAGCACATATAATAGAGAAAAAGAAATTAACAGTCAGATTGTTGCACAGGCCGAAGCAGACGCTCCCAAATCTGGTTTCAACTATAAACAATATTATGTCACTCCTATAGACGAAAGAGGAAATGTGAGAAAAGAAGGTATATCAGAAGGCCAGGCATCCTCAGACGAATCAATCAATGCTGTGATAGATACACCGGCCGCATCTCACTATGGATTTTATATAGACGGAGACGGCATACCGCCAAATGGTTATGTAGCAGGCCATGGAACAAGTTTTCCTACGTCGAGTATAGACAAGGGAGATTATTTCTTGAGAACAGACTATCTACCAAACAGATTATTTAGGTACGACGGTACAAGATGGGTCAAAGTAGAAGATGCTGTCAGATTAACAACGACAAATAACGATTCAAGGTCTAACTATAAAACAGGTTTTATCAATAACAGTTCTAGTTCTACCATAAACGGATTGACTGTTGAACAAAGGCAATCTCTAACAGATGCACTCAAACCAAAGGCTGATGACTAATGCTACATTTTTACGAAGGACAGATAAGAAAATTTTTAACTCAATTTATAAGAGTGTTGAGTAATTTTAACATTGAGACAGGAAAAGGTGCCGACGGCACAGTACAACTAAAACAGGTACCAGTTGTCTATGGTGATGTAACCAGACAAGTTGCAAATATCTTAAAACAAAACTCAGAAAATTCTCTTGTCTATGCCCCTAAGATTGCGGCATATATCATAGGATTAGAATACGACAGAGAACGTATGCAGAATCCATATCACATCGAAAAACAACATCTTAAGCAGAGAGACAGAAATGCCGATGGCACCTACAATGAAAATTTGGGTGCGGGATATACCATCGAAAAGGTCATGCCATCACCGTTCCGTTTAAATGTTCAAGCAGATATTTTTACCACAAATACAGATATGAAATTACAGATAATGGAGCAGATTCTTTATCTATTCAATCCCGACTTTGAAATACAGAAGTCAGACAACTACATCGACTGGACCAGTTTAAGTTATATAGAATTACAAAATGTAACATTTTCATCAAGGACAATTCCAATTGGAACAGAGACCGAAATTGATGTGGCATCAATGACATTTTCTATGCCAATATGGCTATCACCGCCAGTAAAAGTTTCTAAACTTGGTGTAATCGAAAAAATTATAATGAGCGTTTACGACGACGACGGCGGAATATCAAAAGGATTGATAGATGGTTCTTTGCTTTCGCGAAGTTATATCACACCAGGCAATTTCAATTTATTTTTATCAGGAAACCAATTACGATTGTTTGGCACAACAGGAATAAATGTTGGCTCGGGCGGTGACGGATACTACACAGGTGCATCAGCAACAGATCTAGATCCTTTCACAACATTTGGTCCACCTATAAATTGGAACACATTATTGAACCAATATGGTAAAATTACAAATGGAATTTCGCAGATAAAATTAGTGCAGGAAAATGGCAACGAAGTTGTGGGTACGATTGCTCCTTCACCGTTGGATGAATCTATTTTGGTTTTCAGCATAGACGCAGATACCGTGCCTGCAAACACTCTTACAAATGTTAGTAAAATTATAAATCCATTAACTTTCGATCCTGGCACACCAACAAACGGAACTAGATATCTTGTTGTCAACGATGTAGGTGATTCTACAAACACGTTTGATGCCTCCGCTTGGGGAAATCTTAGAGCCAGTGTAAATGACATCATAGAATATAATAGTTCCACTGGTAAATGGGGAGTGGTATGGGACGCTTCTGATCCGGATTCCACAGTGGCATATGTCACAAATTCAAACACCGGTATACAATACAAATTCACTAATGGTGCATGGGTTAAAAGTTATGAAGGAATCTATGTTGCGGGCAAGTGGACTCTTGTGTTATAATCAATAAATGGAAAAAAATATAATTTGTTCGGGTGCATTGTTCTATGCTGTAAACACCAAACGGTTTTTGTTTCTTCAGAGAACTGATGGAAAAACAAAAGGTCTATGGGGATTGGCAGGAGGTAAAGCACGTTTTCAAGAAAGTCCATTTGAAGGATTAAAAAGAGAAGTTAAAGAGGAACTAGGTTCTACTCCTACCTTTAAGAAAGTTATTCCACTAGAACTTTTTACATCAAATGATCAAAAATTTTTTTTCAATACATATGTAATAGCCGTACAGGATGAATTCCTGCCTCGATTAAATCACGAGCATTCTTCGTATGCCTGGTGTGCTTTCGAATGTTGGCCAAAAAATTTACACGCTGGCCTAAGAAATACTCTTAACAATAAAAGTATAAAAGGAAAATTACAGACTATTTTGGACCTTATTGTCTAAATTTTTGTAACTGTATAAGGTTACTAAATGGGTTTGTCCATAGGCAATTTTCCAGGAACATTCCATCCATTCGGATTCATAGTCATATTCCTGGAAATTGCCCGCGTTGAACATTATTGTTCTAGTCTTTCTTTGCTTTGCTGAAGAAAGCCTCTGTGTAACTTTTCACGCTGTCCTGGAACTGTTTCACGTTCTCTGTGATCTTGGCCGGATTGAATGATTCCTGCACCTTGTCATTGAACTGTCTGACATTTTCCATCAGTATTTTCGCGGTCTCGTTGCCTTGTGGCACAGCATTGGTCACGAAGTCGTTGTACTTCTTGGCCTGCTCTATGATGTCCTCGGCTGAGATTGTTGGAAATTTAAACTCAGTCACTACCTGATCACCATCTTTCTTGGCGCTCATTTCGTATTCGTTTAATTTTACCGAGTAGTTGAACTGAGCGATATCTTTCGCTAGTCCTAATAGGTCGGCCCTGATTTCGTAGCCGTTTCGTGTTGTGTTTGCCATAACATTCTCCTTTTGTTTGTGTTTGTGTGTCTGTTGTTATGCGAAATTATTTATACACTAGAATAGTATATTTGTCAACTATTTGTCTTGGATATATGTTTTACCAGTTAACTTCTCGATGTCTCTGATCATCTCTTCCATGTTGACACGGACAGTTTTACCAGTTTTGGTGTTCCTTGAATAGTATTCCCACTCACCCTGTTCGTTGTGCGGAGATATCTTGGTCACGTTGCCCGCTTCGTCTTTTACGAACACCTCTGCACTCGATGCCTCGTCCTTGGCGTATATGTGTGCATAGTTGGTAATTGTGTCGGGATCACTGTTCACGGCCAGTGCCACGGGG